TGGTCCAAAATTGATGTTGGGCAGCCAGACTTTAGGGAATCAAACAGATTATTCTATTTATTCTGGGAAGCTTGTAAGGCAGATGAACGGTGTTACGGAATGTGTTATCTTAAGAACCGACGGTCAGGTTTTTCTTTCATGGCATCAGGCGAGACGGTTAATCAGGCAACAATATCCACAGATTCAAGATTTGGCATTTTATCAAAGTCAGGGCCAGACGCCAAAAAGATGTTTACTGATAAGGTCGTCCCCATCTCGGTTAATTATCCCTTCTTCTTCAAACCAATCCAGGACGGTATGGACAGGCCGAAGACGGAACTTGCGTACAGGGTACCCGCGTCCAAATTTACGAGAAAAAAGCTTGACACCAATGAAAAGCTACAAGAGATCACCGGTCTCGATACAACGATCGACTGGAAGAACACCGGGGACAACTCGTACGACGGTGAAAAATTAAAACTACTAGTACACGATGAAAGTGGAAAGTGGGAAAGGCCTACAAACATATTAAACAACTGGAGGGTAACTAAAACTTGTTTAAGATTAGGTTCTAGAATTATAGGTAAGTGTATGATGGGTTCAACGTCAAATGCTTTAGACAAAGGAGGAGAGAATTTTAAAAAACTTTATTATGATTCAGATGTCGAAAAAAGAAACGCCAATGGACAGACTCGTTCAGGACTCTATAGTTTGTTCATACCTATGGAATGGAACTACGAAGGATACATTGATTCTTATGGATTTCCTGTATTCAACACGCCGAAAGAGGCAATTGAGGGACCACAAGGGGATCTAATAGATCAAGGAGTTATCGATTATTGGCAAAATGAAGTTGACGGCTTAAAGAGTGATCAAGACGGCTTAAATGAATACTATCGTCAGTTTCCAAGAACAGAGCAACATGCTTTTAGAGATGAAACAAAGCAGTCACTGTTTAATCTTACTAAAATATACGAACAAGTAGATTACAATGAGGATCTAAGAAATAGCTCGATAGTAACTACAGGAAGCTTTCAATGGGAAAACGGGGTAAAAGATTCTAAGGTTTTATTTATGCCTAACAAAAATGGTAGATTTAAAATTACGTGGGTTCCTCCGGTTGAATTACAAAACAGAGTAATAACAAAAGGTAATACAAGATATCCTGGTAATGAACACTGCGGCGCATTTGGATGCGATAGTTATGATATATCAGGTACAGTAGATAATAGAGGGTCTAACGGAGCCTTACATGGTTTAACTAAGTTTAGTATGGAAGATGTTCCGCCTAATAGATTCTTTTTAGAATATATAGCTAGACCGCAAACAGCTGAAATGTTTTTTGAAGATGTATTAATGGCTTGCGTATTTTACGGTATGCCAATATTAGCAGAAAACAATAAGCCTAGATTGCTTTATCATTTTAAAAGAAGAGGCTACAGGGGTTACTCTATGAATAGACCTGACAAGAAGTACAATAAATTATCGATAACCGAAAGAGAGATAGGTGGAATTCCTAATTCAAGTGAAGACATTAAACAGGCTCATGCCGCAGCTATAGAAACATACATAGAAACTTTTGTAGGCCAAAACAAAGAAGGCTACGGTGATATGTATTTTCAAAGAACACTTGAAGATTGGGCTAAGTTTAATATAAATAACAGAACGAAGCATGATGCATCTATAAGCTCAGGGTTGGCTATAATGGCTTGCAATAAAAATTTATACGCACCAAACAGTCCTGTACATAAAAAAATTTACAATTTAGGATTTAAAAAGTTTGACAATAGAGGTTCTTTGTCTAAAATAATAAAATAAATGAAAATATACACAAACACTAACAGTGCATTTCCTAGCCAAATTGAAAGCAATGAGGTAAAAGCAAGTAGAGATTACGGTCTACAGGTTTCTCAAGCTATTGAGCAAGAATGGTTTAACCAAGGTAGATCTGGAGGTAATAGATACTTAACAAATTGGAACAATTTTCATTCACTTAGATTATATGCAAGAGGTGAACAGCCAGTGCAGAAATACAAAGATGAGTTATCTATAAACGGTGATTTGTCATATCTTAATTTAGATTGGAAGCCTGTTGCGGTAATAGCAAAGTTTGTAGATATTGTAGTAAACGGTATGTCTAATAAATCATACGATATAACAGCTTTTGCTCAAGACCCTTTTTCTGTAAAAAGCAGAACTGATTACGCTGCTGCCGTAGAACAAGATATGAATACTAAGCAAGCTTTAGTAAACATTAAAGAGAATATTGGCATGGACTTTTCTTTAACTGGAGACATGGAAGCTTTACCAGAAAGCAGAGAAGAATTGGATGTTCATTTGCAGATGACTTACAAACAAAATGTAGAAATAGCAGAAGAAGAGGTTATAAACAATGTTTTAAGTTTTAATAAATACGACGAAATTAAGAAAAGAGTAGCGTACGATTTAACTACTATTGGTATTGGAGCTAATAAAACTAGGTTTAATAAATCAGAGGGTATTGTTACTGAATATGTAGACCCTGCTAATATGGTTTATTCATATACCGAAGATCCTAACTTTGAAGACATATATTATGTAGGTGAAGTAAAGTCTATATCTTTACCTGAACTTAAAAAAGAATTTCCGAATATATCGGAAGATGAATTAAGAAGAATACAAGAAACTCCCAATAATAGACAATACGTAACAGGATGGGGTAATTATGATGAGAACACTGTGCAGGTAATGTATTTTGAATACAAAACTTACATGGACCAGGTGTTTAAAATAAAAAAGACAGACCAAGGGCTGGAAAAAGCATTAGCAAAACCTGATACATTTAATCCGCCTGAAAACGATAATTTTGAAAGAGTATCCAGAACTATAGAGGTGTTATACACCGGAGCAAAGGTTCTTGGTACAGATCACTTATTAGAGTGGAAAATGGCTGAAAATATGACAAGGCCAACAGCTGACACTACAAAAGTAATGATGAACTACTGTATATCAGCGCCTAGAATGTATAAAGGACGCATAGAATCAATAGTTAGTAAAATAACAGGCTTTGCAGATATGATTCAATTAACGCATCTTAAACTACAGCAAGTAATGTCTAGAATAGTACCAGACGGTGTATTTTTAGATATGGACGGTTTAGCTGAAGTTGATCTTGGTAACGGTACAAATTACAATCCAGCTGAAGCATTAAATATGTATTTTCAAACTGGTTCCATCGTAGGTAGATCATTAACTCAAGACGGTGAATTAAATAGAGGTAAAGTACCCGTGCAGGAATTATCAACGTCGTCAGGGCAAGCCAAAATACAAAGTTTAATTGGTACATATCAGTACTATTTACAAATGATTCGTGATGTTACGGGATTAAATGAAGCAAGAGATGGTAGTGCGCCTGCTAAAGATTCACTTGTAGGATTGCAAAAGATGGCCGCTAACGCATCTAATATTGCTACTAAGCATTTACTAGATTCTTTACTATATATTACTGTTAGAACTTGCGAAAACATTAGTTTAAAAGTTGCAGACGTATTGCAAAATCCTCTAAACGAAAACGCATTGACAAATGCTATTAGTACATTTAACGCTAAAACTTTAGAAGAATTAATAAATCTGCAAATACACGACTTCGGTATATATTTAGATTTAGAACCTGAAGATGAAGAAAAGGCTGTTTTAGAACAGAATATACAAATGGCTCTACAAACAGGAGCAATTGCTTTATCCGATGCTATCGATATTCGACAAATAAAAAATCTAAAACTTGCTAATCAATTTTTAAAACTTAGGCAAACGCAAAAGATAAAAAGAGAACAAGAGCAACAGCAAGCAAATATACAAGCTCAAGCACAAGCAAACGCGGAAGCTGCCGAAAAAGCGGCTATGGCTGAAGTGCAGAAACAACAAGCGCTAACTCAAGAGAAAGTAAGCATAGAGCAAGCTAAGTCGCAGTTTGAAATACAACGTATGCAAACAGAAGCTCAAATAAAAAGAGAGTTAATGGCTGAAGAGTTTAATTACAATATACAACTAGCTCAGGCTCAGATGGGTGCAACAAAAGCAAAAGAACAAGAAATTGAAGATCGAAAAGATCAAAGAATAAAACTACAAGGAACACAGCAATCTGAATTAATTAACCAAAGACAAACAGAAGGATTACCTAAAAATTTCGAGTCATCTGGAAATGATGTTTTAGGTGGATTTGGTTTAGAAGAGTTTGGCCCTAGTTAGAATTACAAACAACTATTTAATTATATTATATTATGTCAGAAGTAAAACAAGAAGGCGATTTTAGCTTAAAAGGAAAAGCAAAAAAGCCAAAACAATTAGCGAACAAAGAGCAAGCAACAGTTAAAGTTAGCATCAAGGAACCTTTGGTGGACGTGCCTGATGCTGTTACAAAAGTGGTAATCCCAAAAGATGAATTAAATCAAGATCCAAATGCCATTCAAACACAAAAGACAGATGATAGCGATGCTGCTATCAAAGAATCAAAAAACAGTGCAGACGGCGAAGAAGTGGCTAAAGAAGTACGGAAGTCCGAAGAAGGAATAAATTCACCTATACAATTAATTGAAGAGGATGATGATGCGCCACTAAATGATGAATTACAAAAAGCAGTTGAAGAGCATAAGCAAGTAGCTGAGCAAAGAGTTTTGCCGGAGAACATAGAAAAGCTTGTTGCTTTTATGGAAGAAACAGGTGGGACAATAGAGGACTATACTAGACTAAACGCGGATTATTCAAGCGTTGACGACAAAGCATTATTAAAACAGTATTATAAAAAAACAAAACCTTATTTAGAATCAGAAGACGTTAATCTAATGTTGGAAGATTACGATTACGACGAAGATATAGATGAGGAAAGAGATATACGCAAAAAGAAACTTGCGTTTAAAGAAGAAGTTGCAAAAGCTAGAAACTTTTTAGAGGAAACCAAGAGTAAATACTACGACGAAATCAAGTTGAGACCCGGCGTAACTCAGGAACAACAAAAAGCAACAGATTTTTTCAACCGATACAACGAAGACGCTAAAGTAGCGCAACAACAGCATGAGGATTTTATGTCCAAAACTAATAAATATTTCGCTGAAGATTTCAAAGGTTTTGATTTTACAGTCAGTGATAAAAAATTTAGGTATGGAGTTCAAGATCCCGCTAAGATAGCATCTGAGCAATCAAGCATTAACAATTTTGTAAGTAAGTACTTAGACAAGAAAGGTAATGTAACTGATCCTCAGGGTTATCACAAAGCTATTTTTACAGCTACTAATGCGGATAAAATTATTAATCATTTTTACGAGCAAGGTAAATCGGATGCTACCAAAGAAATTATAGGTAAATCCAAAAACCCTAGCACGCAAGCAAGACCGGTAAATGGTTTTATTAATGGTTTAAAAGTTAAGTCTGTAACTAGTGGCTCTGATTCTTCAAAACTAAAAATTAAAAAATTTAACTAAAAAACAATTATTATGAGTTTAACTCCTCAATTTGGTAGCTTAATACCATCTCAAACACAACAGTTGTTATCTACAAACTATCTGCAATTTAACGCAGCTGGTGCTGGTGGAGCAACTTTCGCGCAACAATATTTGCCGGAAATTTATGAACAAGAAGTAGAGCGTTATGGAAACAGAACGTTATCTGGATTCTTAAAAATGGTTGGCGCTGAAATGCCAATGACTTCTGATCAAGTAATTTGGTCTGAACAAAACAGATTACATATATCTTATCAAGGTATAGGTATCGCAGCTAACGTTGGTACTACTAACGTAATTACTGTTGCGGCTAATGTAAACAATGTTGTATCTATTAACGATACTGTTGTACTTTTAAATCCTGTAACAGGAGTTGAAGTAAAAGCTATCGTAACAGCTACTGTACCTGGAGCTGGTGGAAACTTTACAGTTGCACCTTTTAACGGAGCTGGATTGGTTACTCAGTTTGTAGCAGGGGCTACAGCTGTAGGAGCAATACCTGGTTTAAAAGTATTTGTATATGGATCTGCTTACACGAAAGGAACTAGCTTAGGTGCTGGATCTGGAAATTCAGCTGCTCGTATCAGCGTTGACCCTCAGTTAACTCAGTATTCTAACTCGCCTATTATTATTAGAAGCCAATACCAAGTATCAGGTTCTGATATGGCTCAAATCGGTTGGGTAGAAGTTGCTACTGAAGACGGAACATCTG